CTCTGGTGATCTCAACATCAACCCCGCTGGTTCTGGTGAAGTCAATATCACTGGTAATGTCAATATTGCTGGTATTCTGACAGCATCAGTCGTTCAGATTGATGCCTTCCAGAAGGGTGATACTTCTATTGCTCTGGACGATACTGGTTCTGACGGCACTATCAGATTCAATACTGATGGTGTTGAAGGGATGAGACTCACCAACACTCAGTTCTTGGGTGTTGGAACCGATGCTCCTGCTCAGAGACTTCATGTTGAAGGTAATGTTTATACAACTGGTATTGGTACTTTTGAAAGGATTGAAACTTCTAATGCAGATGCCTACAGTTTCTATGGTGGTAAGGAATCTGGACTGACAGCAGATACTTCGTCAGAAAGAAACATTGTTCTTGGTTATCAAGCTGGATACGACCTTAGTGGTTCTGACGATAACATTATCATTGGTTATCAGGCAGTATCTTCTACATCTAATAGTTTCTCTACTAGAAACGTTGCTATTGGTAACTTCTCACTTGTAGATCTTACTACTGGTGACTTTAACATTGCGATGGGATACTCTGCAGGTAAGACCATTACATCTGGTGTCTCAAACATTGCCATTGGTGATAGGGCAATGGACGGTAGTGGTACTTCTGGTAACTACAACGTTGCTCTTGGTGCTGAGGCTGGTTTAGATGCTTCTGGTATTGACCAAAACGTATTGATTGGATACAAAGCTGCTGGAACTGGTTTAAGTGGTGACGGTAACGTTTATCTTGGTTACTATGCTGGTCGTCAAGCAACAAGTACATTCTATAACACCATTATTGGTGCATATGCTGGTGAAGCACAAACCTTAACTGGTGATTACAATACCTTCCTTGGATATCAAGCAGGTAGATATACAAACACTGGTAGTAACAACGTTGCTCTTGGTGCGTTCTCTTTAGGTGGAAACTTCGTTGCGGGTCAAGAGAACGTTGCGATTGGTATGTATGCGTCTTACGCAATGACCAATGGTTTCTCAAACATCTCCATTGGTAGAGAAGCTCTTCGTAATATTACGACTGGTGATTATAACATTGGTTTGGGTTATCAAGTTGGATACAACCTTGATGGCAATCAACAATATAACATCTTGATGGGTTATCAGGCAGGATACTTCTCTGACACTGGTGACTATAACGTTGTTTTGGGATATCGGGCTGGATATAATTTAGAGTCTGATAGTATTGTTGCAATTGGTCAAGATGCTGCTCAGCAAGCTGTAAGTGCAAGTGGATCTATCATGATCGGTCTGCAGGCTGGTTATGATATGGAAGGCAGTCACAACATTGCCCTTGGTTCATACTCAATGTGGGACCATGATGGTGGTGGTGCCTACAACATTGCTCTGGGTTATCAAGCAATGTATCGTGATGGATCTAATTCAAATTACAATATTGCTCTTGGTTATCAGGCATTGATGGGTGAAAACACCACGCAGGGTGATTACAATATTGCTCTTGGTTATCAGGCAGGTGACGAACTCACCAGTGGTTCTAATAACCTTCTGCTTGGTAATCAGGCAGGTGACTCTATCACTAGTGGTGGTGAGAACGTTGTCATCGTTGCTGGTGACCTCAATACTCCTGATGTCAAGAATCCAACGGGTCACGGACAACTTGTTATCGGTTCTGGATCCACTGCCTGGATCACTGGTAATAACTCGTTTGGTGTTGGTATCGGAACTGACGATGCTCAGTCCAAACTCCACGTTGAAGGAACGACTCTGATTACTGGCATCACAACAGTATCTAACATCGAGATTGGGGCTGGTAGTAGTAACACAATAAATAGCAAGACAGGTGCTCTAACCTTAAACTCTGAGATCGGTAGCAACGTTGCTATCACCACTCACGTCAACATTGTCGGATTCCTTTCGGCAACTGATGGAATTTATTATGATTCTGGTGATTACAATGGTCCTAATGGAATCGCATTCTTCGATGGTGATGGACTGATTGTTAGTAGTGGTGCTACTACCAGTGCCGCTTCTACTTCAAATTATCTTCTCACAACAGACGCAGCAGGTGTTCCAGTATGGTCACAAGTATTTGACGGAGGTTCCTTCTAATGGCAAAACCAAATAGCAGACAAACACTTATCGATTATTGCCTGAGGAAACTTGGTGCTCCTGTTCTTGAAATTAACGTTGCCGATGAGCAGATTGATGATGCCGTAGATGATGCTCTTCAACTGTTCCATGAAAGGCACTTTGATGGTGTTGCCAGAACTTTCCTGAAGTATCAGATCACTTCTGAGGATAAAGATCGTGGAAGAGCTGGTCCTGGTGGAACAGGTATTACAAGTGAGACTGCAACTTCTACTGCTGGACCATCATTCACTTGGTACGAAAACGCAAACTATATTCAGGTTCCCGATTCTGTAATCGGTATTGAGAAGGTATTCAAGTTTGACTCCAGTTCCATTTCCAATGGAATGTTCAGTGTCAAGTATCAGTTGTTCTTAAATGACATTGCATTTGACCTTGGATATCAGGGTCTTCTTACATATGCGATGACTAAGAGTTATCTTGAGGATATTGACTTCTTACTGACAACTGATAAGCAACTCAGATTCAATAAGAGACAAAATAGATTATACATGGATATAGACTGGGCAAGTGCCGTAGTCGGTGACTATATTGTTCTTGACTGCTACAGGATCATGGATCCTGATGACTTTACCAATGTCTATAATGATTCTTTCTTGAAGATGTATCTTACTGCTCTAATTAAGAGACAGTGGGGTCAGAATCTTATCAAGTTCAAGGGAGCAAAACTTCCTGGTGGTATTGAACTTAATGGTAGAGAAATCTACGATGATGCTGAGAAAGAACTTGAGGACATCAAAAAGAGAATGCTCTCAGAATACGAAATTCCTCCCCTTGATCTTATCGGATAATGGCACTTAATCCATTTTTTCTACAAGGCTCTGCCAACGAACAGTATCTTTTACAAGATCTGATCAATGAGCATTTAAAAACTTATGGAATAGAAATTTATTATATTCCAAGGAAAGTTTTGGGGCAAGATAATATCATCAGAGAGATTGAAGCATCTAAGTTTAATGATAACTTTGTTATTGAAGCATATCTAGAAAACTTCGAAGGATATGCACCTGGATCTGATATTATGACGAAGTTTGGAATTAATCTTCAGAATGAAGTTACTCTCACTCTTTCTAAAGAAAGATTTGAAGAATTTATTCAACCATTTTTGGGTGAGTATGACGATGATGAAATTCTTTTAACCACAAGACCAAAAGAGGGTGATCTTGTTTATTTTCCCCTGGGTCAAAGAATTTTTGAGGTCAAGAGGGTAGAGCATGAGCAACCATTCTATCAACTTGGTACAAACTACACATATAAACTAGAATGTGAATTGTTCCAGTACGAGGGTGAAGACCTCGATACCTCTATCGACTTTATTGATGAGGAGGTTAAGGAGCAGGGATATATCACAGAACTTACTCTTGTTGGACAGGGTGTTACTGCTTCTCTTAGAATCGACAACTTTGGTAGAACGGGTATTCTCCAAAAGATTGTATTGACTGATGATGGATCTGGATATACAAGAACACCCATAGTTTCTATCAGTACCTCACCTGCGTTGCTTCCCAACTCTACGGCAGAAGCAGTTGCTATTACTACGGTAAGAAGTGGTGTTCATTCGATCGATAGAATTTTAATCACCAACCCTGGATTTGGTTACACTGTACCACCAACAGTAACTATTACCAGTATTGCTAATACTGCTCCTGGTGGTCAGGGAGTTTATGGTGCTGGTGCTGCGGCAACTGCGGTTCTCACTAATAGTGGTATTACTTCCGTTCGTATTCTCAATGGTGGTACAAATTACTACAACACACCAGTAATCTCCTTTGGTTCTAGCACAGGAGTTACACCTGCCAGAGCAGAGGCAGTTATTACGGATGGTGTTATTTCTAATATCCTCATTGCCGATACTGGCATTGGGTATACTGAGGCACCAACACTTAACGTCTTGCGTACTGGTGAAGATGGTGCTTTAATTGAAAGTAATTATCAATATAATGAGGAAGTGGTTGGTCAGGCATCTTCCGTAACCGCAAAGGTTAGAGATTGGAACTCTACCACTAAGATTCTGAAGGTTGGAATAAATAGTGGAAGATTCTATCAGGGTGAAGCACTCGTCGGAACTGCTTCTTCCGCAAGATGGAAGATTGCATCGTACAATGATTACGATACAACCGATCCATTCGAACAAAATGATGAATTTGAAACTGAAGGTCTGAATATTATTGACTTCAGTGAAGACAATCCTTTTGGTGACTTCTAATGTTAGGCACTTACTATTACCACGAGATTATTAGAAGGACTATCGTAGCCTTCGGAACTCTCTTCAACAATATCCATATCCAGCACAAGGATAATGATGGTAATGTTGTTGATGACATCAAGGTGCCATTGGCATATGCACCAATGCAAAAGTTTCTTGCTAAGATTCAGCAGCAAGCAGATCTCAGCAAACCAGTTGCGATTACTCTTCCAAGAATGTCATTTGAGATGACGAGTCTCTCATATGATCCCACTAGAAAGACAACAGCAACCAAAACATTTAAAGCAGTAACGGGCAGTGGTGATATCAGACAGGTATATCATCCAGTTCCTTACAACATTGGATTTCAACTTGCTCTTTATTGCAAGTTAAATGAAGATGCTTTACAAGTCACAGAGCAAATTCTTCCATACTTTCAACCATCTTTCAATTTGACTGTTGATCTTGTTTCTTCAATTGGAGAAAAGAAAGACATTCCTGTCGTCTTGAATAGTGTTAATATGCAAGACGACTATGAGGGTGATTTTAGTTCAAGAAGATCTTTGATCTATACTTTTGATTTTACTGCCAAAACTTATCTGTTTGGTCCTATTGCAGATTCTTCGGAAGGTCTCATTAGAAAAGTTCAGGTTGATTACTATTCCGATACTGACGTTAATACCGCAAAGAGAGAAGTCAGATATACTGCTGTTCCAGATCCCATCGATGCTGAACCTGGAGATGACTTTGGATTCTCTGAGACTATAGAATTTTTCCAAGATTCTAAAAAGTATAGTCCCACTCAACAACAGGATATTTAATCATGTCTGGATATGATGGTATTGATAAGGCTTTAGATGTTGAAGCATCTATCGTTCCTGAAGGTGGTTGCCTGCCAAGAAAAAAGCAACTAAAGAATGCGGCAGATAAAACTGATATTGATAGAGACTATGAATATAGTAGAGGGCAACTTTACTCCATTATCGAAAAGGGTCAAGAGACTTTAGATGGTGTAATGGAGTTGGCACAAGAAACCAACTCTCCTAGAGCATATGAAGTTGCTGGTCAGTTGATCAAAAATGTTTCTGATGCAACAGATAAACTTCTCAAGTTGCAGAAAGAACTTAAAGATCTGAATGCTGAAGATAAGTCAAGCACAACAAATATCACTAACAATGCTCTGATTGTTGGCACTACTGCCGAACTGCAGAAGTTAATCAAGCAAGGACTGTTAGACGAAAAGAAAAATAAATAACTGGGTAGATAGTGTTTGGAATGGTCGAATGAATGAATCGAACAAAAGTGGTGATTCTTCTCTGCACGACTGGTTTACTAAGAGTCGTGCTTCTGATGGCACCCCTGGTTGGGTTCAACTGGGTGGCAAATATGCAGGAAAACCCTGTGCAAAGCAACCAGGTCAGACAACCAAACCAAAGTGCGGTTCAAGTAAAATGAAACGCAACCTAGATAAAGGTGAAGAGGAAAGAGCATTTCGTCGCAAGAATCGTCAAGATCCCAATCCAAACAGAAAAGGAAAGGCAAAAAACGTGGCAACTGAAGAAACCATTAATGAAAGGGGTGACTTCTGGCACCCAGACCCCGAGAAGGATCGTAAGTTAGGTGGTCCTGGTGCCAACCAACGTGCTCGTGAAGATCGTGGGCAGAGCACATCTGCACAAACAAAACCAGATTACAGTAAAAGACTGAAACCAGGTGAGTCTTATATGGATTTTGCTAAACGTAAGCAGGCAGAGAGAACTCGCAAGGAAGAAATGGAACTTGACGAAAAGTGCTGGAAAGGTTATACCCAGAAGGGTATGAAGAAAAAGGGTAATAGAGTTGTCCCAAACTGTGTTCCCGTTGGTGAAGAAAAAGAAGGTGATCATGAGTATGAAATGGCACGTCGTCAACTTGCGACAATGAAGAATGCTGCCAAGAGACTTGAGAAGAAAATGGGTAAAAAAGGTGAGGGGGATTTAAAAGCTTGGGTTCAAGCAAAACTCACTAAGGCTGCATATCATGTAGGCACGGCTGCCGACTATGTAACTAACGAAGCAAAGAACATTCACGGTGATATTGAAGTTCCTTCTGGTAACGGTGGTAAGTTAAAGAAACTTGCTTCTAGAGCAGCAAAGAGAATCGACACCGATGTTGACGGTGACGTAGAACATAATGATAAGCACAAGGGTGAGTATGGTGAGTTTGTTCCCACTGGTGGTGATCCTCGTAAAGCACAAGGCAGACAGTTTACTTCTATGAAAGTCAAGTCTGTAAAAGAAGCTTTAGGTGAAGTTGATGAGATTGATGAGGGTATTAAAATGACCCTTGTTAAAGCAATCGACAAGACAAAACCAGGTCCTCTTACTAGAAGAGGAAGAATCAGAGATAAGTTAGTCAGATCTGAAATCAAGTCTGCTGCTGAGAAAAGCAAAAAGAGAAGATTCAGTGGTCTTGCTGCTTCAGAGAAAGCATCTAAAGCAGACAAATACATGAGTGCTGCTTCTAAAACCACTGCTTCTGAATCTTTTACCATTGATCCTAAGGAGCACAGAAAGCAACAACGTGCTGCTAAGATTCGTAACCTTGCTCAAAAAGGTGCTACTGAGGGTGAAAAAGCAGCGGCAGAAAAGAAAACCAAAGGTCCTAAGATGTTTGGTGAATCTGCAGCTTGGACTCGTAAGGCAGGTAAGAACAAAGAGGGTGGTCTCAACGAAAAGGGACGCAAGTCCTACGAAAGAGAGAATCCTGGATCTGACCTGAAAGCACCTAGCAAGAAGGTCGGCAATCCTCGTCGTAAGTCCTTCTGTGCCAGAATGTCTGGTATGAAGAAGAAACTCACTTCTTCTAAGACTGCTAATGATCCTAATAGCAGAATCAATAAGTCCCTTAGAGCCTGGAACTGCTGATATGAAAAGTTTCAATCAATTTATTAAGGAAAGCATCACCATCAACGGTGACTTCAATGGAACCATCGTCATGGGTGGTTCTCAACCAGAACAGGCACAAGAGTCTTTCTTTGCCGATGTTGTCTGGGAAGGAAAAATCTACCGTCTAGAAGTAGAAGGTAGCATGATGAGCAAAGGTGATTTGGCAGAACACATTCAGGGTGAGTATCCTGGTGCCATTGTTCATCAAATTTATCCTGGTGTAGAATCTAATAGAATCAAACACTCAAGAAGATACCAACCAGAAAAATTGACCTGGAGTGATTAATTATGGCTCAGTGGAATAAAAATACACAAGATTATCTAAACCAGGAGAGAACACTCCATGAAGTTATCATGTGTGCCGACAGATACGGCAACATTGGAAACTGTGGTGTTGCTGGTACTGGAGCTGTAGGAGGAGATGCTTTTGGGAGGATGAGAATATCTCAACCTCTTACTCTATTTGATAGTTCTCACCGATATAGAGACAATAATCTTTGGGAGAGTTTGATTGTAGGCACTGGTTCTACAGTTGGATTTGTAACTGCTCAAGGATTAGTCAATATTGGAATTGGAACTACTGCTGGTTGTTCTGTAATTAGAGAGACTACAAAAACATTCTCATATCAACCAGGCAAATCTTTGCTTGTTTTAAATACATTTATCCCAGAGCCCCCAAAAGAAAATCTAAGACAAAGAATTGGATATTTTGGTGCTGATAATGGAATGTATTTTGAGATTGATGGAACAACAGCATATTTTGTTGAGAGAAGTTTATCTACTGGTACTGAAACAAGAGTAGCACAAGAAAATTGGAATGTTGATAAGTTAGATGGTACTGGACCTTCTGGAATTACTTTAGATAAAACCAAAGCACAAATTCTTTGGATGGATATTGAGTGGTTAGGACTTGGTACAGTCAGAATGGGATTTGTAATTAATGGAGTAATGATTCATTGCCATTCATTCCACCACTCAAACTTAATTGAATCAACTTATATTACAACAGCATCACTTCCTTTGAGATATGAGATTGCCAATACAGGTATTACCACAAGTAGCAGCACTCTCAAACAAGTTTGTTCTACTGTAATTTCTGAAGGTGGTTACGAACTTCGTGGATTACAACAAGCTGTAGGAACAGCAATTACATCACCATATAGTATGTCCGTTGCTGGAACTTTTTATCCAGTAATTAGTATAAGATTGAAATCATCTCCAGATCGTTTAGATGCTATTGTAATCTTGACTGCTCTTTCTTTGATGGGTGCTAATAATGGAATTTATTACAATTGGCAGGTAAGAGCATCAGGAACTACTACTGGGGGAACCTGGACTAGTGCTGGTAATGATAGTGCGATTGAGTACAAACTAAATGGAACTGGCATAACTGGAGGTAGAATATTAGCATCTGGATTCTTTTCATCTAACAACCAATCTTCGGCAACAGTTGATATTCTAAAGGAAGCACTATTTAAGTTCCAGTTAGAAAGAAATGGTTTAACTGGAACTCCTTATGAACTGACACTTGTTGTCGCAGCATCTCCAATATCGAGTAGTGAAGATGTTTATGCTTCAATGGACTGGGAAGAAATTAGTAGATGATTTATTATGAGTGACAACATTTATCTTGGTAATCCTAATCTAAAAAAAGCAAATACTCCCGTTGAGTTCACGAAAGAACAAATCAAGGAGTTTATTAAGTGTAAGCAAGATCCTGTTTATTTTGCTCAGAACTATGTAAAGATTGTTTCTCTGGACGAAGGTCTTGTACCATTTGATATGTACAAGTTCCAGAAGAAACTAATCAGGAACTTCCATAACCACAGATTTAATATCTGTAAGATGCCACGTCAGACTGGTAAGTCTACGACGTGCGTGTCTTTTCTTTTACACTATGCCGTCTTCAATGACAATGTAAACATTGGTATTCTGGCAAACAAAGCTGCAACTGCCAGAGAACTTCTCGGTAGATTACAAACTGCTTATGAGAACTTGCCTAAATGGATGCAGCAGGGTATACTATCATGGAACAAAGGTTCGATGGAGTTAGAGAATGGCAGTAAGATACTGGCAGCTTCTACATCTGCGAGTGCTGTCCGAGGCATGTCGTTCAATATCATCTTCCTCGATGAGTTCGCATTCGTCCCTAATCACATCGCTGACTCCTTCTTTGCATCTGTTTATCCTACTATTACTTCTGGTAAAAGCACAAAAGTCATCATCGTCTCAACGCCGCATGGCATGAATCATTTCTACCGTATGTGGCATGATGCCGAACGGAGTAGAAATGAATATGTCGCAACTGAGGTTCACTGGTCTGAAGTTCCTGGAAGAAATGCGAAGTGGAAGAAGCAAACTATTGCCAACACTTCAGAAGAACAGTTCCGTGTTGAGTTTGAGTGTGAGTTCCTTGGATCTGTTGATACATTGATCAGTGTGTCGAAGTTGAAGACACTGGTCTATAATGATCCAATCAAAAGAAATGCTGGTCTAGACATTTATGAGAACCCGAAGGAAGACCACAACTACATCATTACGGTCGATACAGCTCGTGGAATCGATGGTGATTATTCTGCTTTTATTGTATTTGACATAACCAACTTCCCGTATAGAGTAGTAGCAAAATATAAGAACAATGAAATCAAACCGATGCTGTTCCCAAGCATCATTCATGATATTGCCAAGGCATACAACTATGCTTACACACTGATCGAAGTCAATGATATCGGTGACCAAGTAGCATCTATTCTCTTCTTTGACCTTGAGTATGAGAATGTGTTGATGTGTGCTATGCGTGGTCGTGCTGGTCAGATTGTTGGTTCTGGTTTCTCTGGTAAGAAATCTCAACTTGGTGTCAGAATGACATCGGCAGTTAAAAAGTTGGGTTGTTCTAACCTCAAGACTTTACTTGAGGATGACAAACTGATGACAGTTGACTATGATATCATCGCAGAGTTAACTACATTCGTTCAGAGAAAGAATACATTCATGGCAGAAGAAGGTTGTCACGATGACCTTGCCATGTGCCTTGTTATTTTCTCTTGGTTAGTAGCACAAGACTACTTCAAAGAGATGACTGAGCAGGATGTTCGGAAAAAGATTTATGAAGAACAAAAGAACCAGATTGAACAAGATATGGCTCCATTTGGATTTGTTTTGGACGGCATTCACAATGATGATGGTTTTGTAGATAGTGAAGGAACTAGATGGAATACTGATGAGTATGGTGATAGATCTTTTATGTGGGAGTATCTGTAATGGAATTTGAAGAGGAGTTTGAGTTAGAGCACCTTCTCTTCCAACATAGAAAGTGTAGGTCTTGCTTCAAGGTGAAAGATCTCATGTCAGATTTTTATAAAACAAGAAGAGGTAGTGGTCCCTCTGCTTATTCATATGAGTGTAAGCAATGCACTAAAAAACGGGTTCTCAATGCTAGAAAAGCGGAACAGAAAGTTAGAGAATGGGAATATCCTGACTGGTAGTGTGTTCGTTCATTGTTTCCCCAATGTAAAGATACCAAATAATAAATAACTCTAGCATTATTTGGATTTCATAGGGAGAGAAAGATGCCGCTGAACTTAGCATCTCCTGGTATTGTCGTAAGAGAAGTAGACCTGACCATTGGAAGGGTCGATCCTACTTCCGATAAGGCTGCGGGTCTCGTAGCACCCTTCGAGAAGGGACCAGTAGAAATTCCCACATTAATCGAAACCGAAGCAGATTTGCTTGACGTTTTCGGTGAGCCATACGCAGCCAACAATCATTACGAGTATTGGTATACTGCTTCTTCTTATCTTGCCTATGGTGGGGTACTGAGAGTAGTAAGATCTGATAACTCTGGATTAAGCAACGGTCTTGTTGGTACTGCCACAACAGTCAAGATCAGGAGTTCTGATGATTATGTAAACCAAGGTTACGACACTAACGTAATCAATGGTGTTACTGTTATTGCTAAAAACCCTGGATCTTGGTCGAATGGAATCAAAGTTGCCATCATTGATGGTAAGTCTGATCAAATCTTAACTGGTTACTCTGGAACTTCTGTTTCTGTCGGTTACGGTGTAAGTCAAAAGGTTCCTGCCAACACCGTGGTTGCTGGTGCTGGAACAACATCCGTTCTCGATGGATACTTTAAAGGTCTGGTCACCAACGTTGGTGCTGGTACAAGTCTGGAAGTTAAGTTTACTCATCACGTTTCTGCTGCTGGAACCGTAACTGCCGTTGATTATCAACCAGGTGGTACTTACAGATTTGCTAATGCTGGTGTTGGAACTTCTGGAACCGATTCTGCAACTGGTCTGTATATCTTCGATAACAATGGTTCCCTGATGGGAATCTCTACCTACACTGCTCAGCAAGATTGGTTCGATCAGCAAGAAATCACACTGACCACTGGCAATGTCAAGTGGAACAGAGTTGCTGAGAGACCAACTACCACTGCTTATGGTGCTGACAGAAATGCCAGAAACGATGAGGTTCACGTTGTAGTTTACGATGATCTGGGTAAAGTAACTGGCAATGCTGGTACTATTCTTGAGAAGCATCTGAGCCTGTCTAAGGCTACCGATGCTGAGTTCTCTGTTGGTTCTGCTCAATATTGGAGAGCATGGTTACAGTTTAACTCTACAAACATCTTTGGTGGTGGTCAACCTCTCGGTGTAACCACAACTGGTTTTGCTGCTAATGCTGGAACTGGTTACGGTCTGTTTGCCGACGGTGGTTGGGATCAGAAAGCTGCTGACATCGTATTCGATGGTTATGGCAGCAACACTGTAACTCTTGCTGGTGGTAAGAACTACGGTGGAACAACTGGAATCACAACCAACTCTGGTCTTGCCGTTAACGTTGGTGATCTTGCAACTGGTTATGATTTGTTCGAGAATCCTGATGAGTATGACATCGACTTCCTGCTGATGGGATCTGGTGCTCATGGTAAGGAAGAAACTCAAGCAATTGCTAATAAGATCATTGCCGTTGCTGAAGAAAGAAAGGATGTAGTCGCATTCGTTTCTCCCTATCGTCAGGCATTCTTGGCTGATGGTGCTTCTATCTCCCTGAACTCTGCCGCAACCATTACCGATAACCTGGTAAGTTACTACTCTGCTATCACATCGTCTTCTTATGCGGTGTTTGATAGTTCCTACAAGTACACTTACGACAGATTCGGTGATACCTTCCGTTACATCCCAATGAACGGAGACCTTGCTGGCACATGTGCCAGAAACGATATCAACAACTTCCCCTGGTTCTCTCCTGCTGGAACCCTGAGAGGTGCTATTCTGAATGCCGTTAAGTTGGCATACAACCCAACCAAGGGACAAAGAGACGTTCTGTATTCTAATAGAATCAACCCCGTCGTATTCTCCCCTGGATCTGGTATCGTCCTCTTTGGTGATAAGACAGGTCTGGCAAGAGCTTCTGCTTTCGATAGAATCAACGTTCGTCGTTTGTTCATCTATCTGGAAAAAGCAATCTCGGCTGCTGCTAGAGATCAAATGTTTGAGTTCAACGATGAGATCACGAGAACAAACTTCGTTAGCATCGTTGAGCCTTTCCTCCGTGATGTTCAAGCGAAGAGAGGCATTACTGACTTTGTAGTCAAGTGCGATGAGACGAACAACACTGCTGCTGTGATCGATAACAATGAATTTGTTGCCGATATCTACATCAAACCCAATCGTTCCATCAACTTCATCGGTCTGACCTTCGTTGCCACTCGCACGGGTGTCAGTTTTGACGAAGTTCTCGGAGTATAATTTAAAGAGGTAACAAACCGATGGCGGACTTAATTAGACAACAAAATCCCCCAAAAACAGCTGACCGTACTATTGATAGGTTCAAGAGCAGACTGTCTGGTGGTATCGCCAGACCTAACCTCTTTGAGGTTGTTCTTACTTTCCCCGATCAAGTAGTTGACCCAAGTGTCAACGATCTTGAGTCGAAAGCAAGATTCCTTGTAAAAGGTGCTGCTCTTCCTGCTTCTACTGTCACTCCTATTAACGTTCCTTTCAGAGGACGCAATCTTAAAATTGCAGGTGATAGAACGTTTGATGTCTGGACAGTTACAGTTATCAACGATACCGACTTTGCGATCCGTTCTTCCTTCGAAAGATGGATGAACTCTATTGCTAAGGTATCCGACAACTCTGGTAACACAAACCCAGTTGATTATCAGACAGATGCTATTGTTCACCAACTTGGTCGTGCTCCTGTAAGTGGTGGCAGTGCTGCACAGGAAAGTGCCGTTGATCAACCTATTTTGAGAAGTTATCAGTTCCACGGTGTTTGGCCAACAAACATCTCTGCCATTGAACTTTCTTACGATAACACCGATGCTATCGAAGAGTTCACTGTAGAACTTCAGGTTCAGTGGTGGGAGGCTGTTGGAAACGGTGGTGCGATTGCCTGATAAATAGGAGAATAGAACGCACACTTTAATATGGCAAGGCTCTTTGGTTTCTCTATTGAGGACAACGAGGATAAATCTAAAAGTATAGTCAGTCCCGTCCCCCCGACAAACGAGGATGGGGCTGATTTTTACGTATCCACGGCTTTCGGTAGTCAGACCATTGACTTTGCGGGGGTCTATAGAAGTGAATATGAACTTATTCGTAGATATCGTGAGATGGCACTTCATCCAGAGTGCGATCAAGCAATCGAAAACGTAGTTAATGAAGCTATCGTTAGTGACCTTGATGATTCTCCAGTTGAGATTGATCTCAACAACTTGAAAGCAAGTGACGGTATCAAGGACAAAATTAGAAAAGAATTCAAGCATATCAAAGATCTGTTAGATTTCGATAAAAAGGCACACGAAATCTTTCGTAACTGGTATGTCGATGGTAGAATTTACTACCACAAAGTCATTGACCTCAAGAGACCTCAGGATGGTATTCAAGAGGTAAGATACATTGACGCACTGAAGATGCGTTATGTTAGAAAGGAAAAAGATCAGAATAAAGATAGACCAGATCTGTTCAATAATGCCAATATTGCCGAAAATCAAAGGGTAGTATTCCCTGAGATGGAGGAGTATTTCATGTATACTCCTAAGATCAACTACCCAACCACAGTTCCTACCTACGGTGGTGGAACAAAAGGAGTTAAGATTTCTAGAGATTCCATCTCTTATTGCACTTCTGGTCTTGTAGATAGAAACCGTCACACCGTTCTTTCTTATCTGCAGAAAGCAATCAAGTCTCTCAATCAACTGCGTATGATTGAAGACTCTCTGGTTATCTACAGATTGTCTCGTGCTCCAGAACGTCGTATTTTCTACATCGACGTTGGTAATCTTCCTAAAGTCAAGGCAGAACAATACTTGCGTGACGTAATGAATCGTTACCGCAACAAGCTTGTTTACAATGCCAATACTGGTGAGATTCGTGATGACAAGAAGTACATGTCTATGCTGGAAGATTTCTGGCTGCCCAGAAGAGAAGGTGGACGTGGCACTGAAATCACCACTCTGCCTGGTGGTCAGAACTTAGGTGAACTTGCCGATATTGAATACTTCCAGAAGAAACTCTACAGATCTTTGGGTGTTCCCGAATCCAGAATGCCTGGTTCTGGTGATGGTTTCAACCTGGGTCGTTCTTCTGAAATCCTTCGTGACGAACTTTCCTTCAGTAAGTTTGTTGGAAGACTGCGTAAGAGATTCAGCAATCTGTTCCTGGATATGCTGAAGACTCAGTTGCTCCTCAAGAACATTGTCACTCCCGAAGATTGGGAGAAGATGTCTGAGCACATTCAGTTTGATTATCTGTATGATAATCACTTTGCCGAACTGAAAGAGAACGAACTTCTTACCAATAGACTTGCCCTGCTGCAGCAAGTTGAACCTTATGTTGGCAGATACTACTCCACTGAGTATGTCCGCAGAAAAGTTCTTCAGCAGAAGGATCAAGAGATCATCGAAATTGATCAGCAGATTGAAGATGAGATTG